TTATCCGATAATGTCTCTTACGTCATCTGTAGACTCAACAAAAGCGAGTAATTGGGGAGCTGTACCGTCTTCGCGTATGACTTCCCAATCGTCTTTTGAGATGAAGAAAAGTGTATCACGATCACTGCGCTGTTCTAAGATTTGTTCGTCGTCTAAATCTTCTAGTGGTAGCATGTCAAAAAGACCGTGTGAAAAATGCATTTGTCGTTTGTAATGACTAGCTTTCTCATACTCACGAAAAATAGCTATATCTTGCTTGTTTTGAAAGTTGTCTTCTTGAATATCAGCAAGTATCTGAAACGGAGTGCGAGAAGACTTAACGCGAGCTTTTTTGAAGTTACCTAAAGTTAATTCTTTAGCAATATCTCCGTGAACTTTGCTGACATATTTGGCGACTATGCGTTCTGTGCCGTCTTTGCAAATTTGCCAATCCATGCCACCAGACGCAGCGATAAAGTCACCACCGAATTTTTGAAGAAATAAACCAAACTTAGCTGCAATATAATCGCGAATAGTGTCACCACGTTTATTACAGTGATAACCTTCAAAAGTTCGAGTAGTTATAAAAAGAATATGAAAATGAACATGCCAACCATTGTCACCATAAGTAACTTCTGTAGCTTTTACAGAACCAACGACAATATTATTACGAAAATTCATAAAGCCAGACATAGATTGCAAGCGAGCATATGCAGCACTGATATTTTTCCATAAATCAGCAAGATTATCGCCTTTATGATGACGTTGAGTCAATGTCAATAAGCTCACTACGTAGTTATTGCGCTTAGCCCAGTCAACCAAAACTTTTAGTTGTTCAACACGATAATGTGAAATTTTTGCAGAGCAAACAGGACAACACCAAACATTCGAACACGTCGAAAGACCACCGAATGTGGCAGACCCGTCTGATCTTACTTTTTGAACCGCAGCAGCATGATTAATAACATGCCCACAATCTTTCAACGTATGCTTAGAAGCAATTTTCTGCATTGTAGAGCGTAAAGACCAGAGCATATTGAAAGCTTTTTCCGAATTACCAAGAGCTTGGCGAAGCTTGTGAGACTTGATATTTACTGTCATTTCAATTATCCTTAAAGAGAAATTGTATTGATTATACTATTATAAAAAAATTATGATAATACTGCAACCATTGGTTGCAGTATTATTTTGCCGTCTCGAACTGCGCACAGTACTGTGCGAACAGTTCGGACGGTCTGATTTTTACGCACGGAGAAGTGCGTGTTTGGGAAGGTTGATTTGAATTGCGGAGCACGGCGAGTCCGTAGAGCGTGTAGAAGTGTGTGAGTATTCGTCATTGCGTGCGATACGCTGGTATGTGTCATAGAGTGAAGTTTCTCGTTTTGTCATATGAAAAACATACGTATACAATTTTTTAGCTACATATGCGCCTTGTAATTTATCATAAGAAAGTGTTTCACCATCTGATACATCATTAACGATAATAGTACGTAATAAGCTATGGCAATTAACAATTGTTTTTACCTGTTTACGTAAACTAATGTCGAGTTCTTCCCATATTTGTGAAGACATAACAATATGGAAACGATTTTTACGTTGTTGAGAGATCGCAGCAAGGAAATCAAGACTAATACCACGTTTTTTATTAAAAAATAGATGTGCTTCATCAAGAAGAAGTAATAACCCTTTATCACCAACGGTCATATTAAGAATGTTTTCTAATTCATCATTCGTAAAAAACAGATTTACACGTGGATGATTAATAATAATATTACTATAGCATATGCAATCTGGATAATCTTTTAAAATTTTAAGCGCATAATGTACCATGCTAAGAGTTTTACCAGATCCTTGAAAACCCTTATACACGCGCGTTCCTGTAGGAAAACCTGTAAAAGCTTTAGGTGACTTATGCCTAAAAGACTCAAAATCTATTTTCATTGAAATATCTCCAAAACCCAACTAGCCGCAAGATTAACTAAATACGCCACATACACAGTAAACTTAAAAACAATTAAAGAAGAAATAAAAAGTATTGTCCAAACAAGCGGTGGCGCAAAACGATGAAGAAACCAAAAAGCAATACTAAAAGCATCAGTAACAAGCGAAACATCAGGAAACGGAATAATAGAAAATAATTTAAACAAACCAGCAAGAAGAACACCAAGTGCCACAAAAATAGCAGTAATAACAGCAGTACGAATACCAACACGAACAAAATCAAGCATACCTACACTCCTAAGAAATCAAAAACCATACTCAAAGACATAGAACGCTCACGCCAAGCACGCACAAGCTCAGGCATTAGACGAAGCAATTTAGCAAAACAACGTAAAGAAATATAAAAAAGGGGGAGAGCTTCTAACGCAATAAGCCATGCAGGAGGAGCAGGAATAGCATCAAAATCAAAATCCAATTTTACACCATTATATGATGCACTAATATTAGGAGGTTTAGGAGATGTAGTAAAAAGATTCGTAAAAAGCGAAGAAAGCTTACTAACATTATTTTCAGCTTTTGTATCATTATCACTCTTCTTAGAAAACTCATTTTTCTTTTTTTCTGCATCAGCATTAGCTTGCTGTTCTTTTTTCTTCTGTTCTTCTCGATCACGCTCCTGATCTTTCAACAACTTTTCTAACTTATGTAATTCAGTTAAAACTTTACCAGTGCGTATATCTTGATAATCATTAATTGAACGAAACCAAGTAAAAATACCATCAATTTTAGAACGAATATCAGCAAGCGTATCATTCACATTAATGAGACGATTAGAAAGCGTAGAAAACCAATTATTAAACTGATCCAAATACGCCTTAATATCAGCAAGATTATCACCCCGAATACGAAAAGCAGTAATGAAATAATTAGCATCATTTTGAAGGTGAGCCACAGAAGATAAAGCGCAAGAAGAAGAAAGACACTTAAAATACGCTGTCTTAGCAGCAACATCAAGCTGTAAAAGGGAAGAATAAGGATAATTCGATAAAGCACCCCACTTCACGCCAAACGAAGTATCAGAATTCAATTGATGAATCGAAACAGCAACAATATCACCAGCTTGCAAACCAACGGGATAAATAGCATCAATAGACATAATTTGTCCACGAGCTAAAGCAACCGCACCAGTACCTAAATTTGAAAGAGAACCATTAGAAACAGTAATGTTACCATTAATGGGCACGCTATCAACAGGAGTATTAATAGAAGCATTAGCGACGGTCGGAACGCAAACGACGAGGAAAAATAGGACGCACAATAAGCCAAACAATCGAACAAATAATCGTCGTACATAACAAAGCATCAGTAACGAGTTCTGCCGTAAAAAAATGAGTAGAAGGTTGCAACTGCACTGAAAACGTCTCATAATTCTCACAAGGAGAACGACTATCATAGGTTTGCGCATACGAAGATAAAAACCACTCATCAGCACTTACACCAGCCTTAACATATACAGCATACTTACGTCTCGATGACCAATCACCAGCACGATAAGAAAACAAACGATTTGTATCAACAATACAAAACGAATCACCATAAACAGGCTTACTTAAACCTTTAGTATTACGAGGATCAACAAAACGCATTATGACCTATACAATAAATCAAAAATCCAGGAAAGGATAAGCCATGCACAAATAGCAGGAACAGCAAGCGGAACAAGCGTCTTTCCTAACTCAACAATAACATCATAAAAAGGTTGAAAATCATACATAGCTTATCCAATGACAACAATAAACGTTAAATATTAGCTTTACCTTTAGAAACGCCCTTAACCAATTTACGGATAATACGGTAACCAAAAGAAAAAACCACAACAAGACCAATAAGAGCACCCGCTGCAGTTAGCTCATTCCACATTGCTCCAGTATTCCAAGCAGTTTGAAACGAAGCAATCCAACCAGCCATACCAGAACCATCAGCTAAAATTTGTGCAGAATACATAATAAAACTCCTTACTAAATAACAACATTTTTAGAATCAAATAAATACTTAACTTCAAGAGGTTTCAAAAAAAGACGAGAAATCTCTTGACCAGCAACAATAACAGCAACATAATCATAAGGATTATTCGCCTTAGACGTGGCATGCACAAGTCGCAAAGTAGCATTAACATCAGTCAT